CCCGAAAGGATTAAGCTCCAGGTGAACCGTACATTCCACGCCAGTCACTAAAGCCGAAAGAATATCTTTCTCTTGCTTTGTATCTTACGTTTCCTGTTTCAAAGTCACCTTCCATGCCAGTTGACATTGGAGATCTTACGAAATGCTTCATGCCATTAGGAGCGTCAGTCTTGATAAAGAATGCATCAGTGTCAGTCAGATAGTGGTTGACAACGTAGCCTTCTGGGAACATTCCCATGTTCTTCATAGCGTTGATGTCATTATCGGATGTACCGACTCTACCTGGAGATTGAAGTACTCTGTCAGCCACAAATTGTAACTGAGGTGGTACGATCAATTTTCTAGCCTGAACATTGATTTTGATACCTCTTTCATCTTTATAACCTGAAATATCAATCAATGCATTCTCAAGAGAAGTCTCGTTCAAGTCTGCAGCAGTACTTGGTTCGTTAGCTAAATCACCAGCTGTTAAAGTTGGATGATCTGTAGCGAATAATGCTTTTCCGTCACCACCTGGGAAGGTAGCTGAGAAACCATTATTAAGTACGTTTGCAGCTTTTACTTGCTTCGTGCTCGCCATAGAACGTGCTAAAGCTTTAGTATATCTAGAAGAAAGAGAATCATATAAATTATCCTCAATTGCTTCTTCTGTCAATGCAAAAGCTAACGCCACTGTTTCATGGGTGTAACGAGAAGTGAAAGTTTCTTGAGCTGTGTCATAAGATACCATAGCACCTTCCCCTTTTACAGGAGCTTGTGCAAAGCCTGATAACATAACTTCTTCTTCAAAAGCTCTCTCAGAATTTTCTGAATCGAAAATTTCTGCATGTTCGTTTTCGTAACGATCGTATTCAAGACCAAAAAGTGCATTAAGTCCTGGCTCGAGTTCCTTTACTAATTGTGCTCTGTTAATTGCCATTTATATCACCTATTAGTCATTACCGAAAGTTGAAGCTGGGAATACAAAGTACCCTCTAGCGTATTGCCCAATTGAGTTGTCTGGTCTATCGACGAAGCCAACCTGTTTAGCTATACCACTAGCAGTAGTTGTAGTTACACCTTCTTTCGAACGGTTGTTGTTAGTATCACCTGCAGTTGTAGAGATAGTATGTACTTTACCGACGTCTGCTTGAGTTGGAGTACCTGTGTACTGTGCCTCGTAGACTATATCGGGATCAGCATATACGTATGCTTTAGCATCTGCAGAACCTAGAGTTGCGGTACCATCTGGCCATTTTCTGGACCAAACTGGAGTACCATCTGTTGCTGTGTATTGTACACCGTAAAACACACCTAGAGGAGCGTCTGTTGCACCACCTTGAAGAACGTAACCACTTGTCAATTTTACTACATCACCTGAAAAAATATCACCTGATGCACCACTTGCGATTGCGAACTCTGAAGGTCTAATAGTGCCACCACTCATATGGTATGCTGGTGTAAATCCGTTAGGATCATTTACATTAGCCATTTATATCACCTTTATTGTTAATATAAGTTCAAAATATAGTTCTAAAGTACTAGCCTTTAGAACCTCCGCTTCCAAAAGTAACCTTAGATGACCTAGACGGATTGTCAATAGGCATGATAGGGTTACTCTCTCGCATAAGATTATTGTCTACAGCGTTCATTTGATCGTTGGAGAGTTGAGCATAGTATGCTCTTCTTTGATCAACAATTTCCGCAGGCATCTTTGCGAGGATTAAGCCACCAACTCCTATGACTCCAGCGTGTTTACCATCCTCAACAGTAGGTGATTCAAAATCTGGGTGGTCTTCTGCTCTAACAGGTTCCCAACCTTCACGAATACGCTTTGACATATTCGCTTGATCTTGTTGTCCTACCATTGACTCTCGTATCCATCTGTATACATAGCCCTCTGGTGGGGTGGGTGCGTCTAATAAAGACGGTGGACTCCATGGTTTTAGGCGAGAAGTTTTTTCTCGACTTTCTGCAGATCTGGAGGTTCGATCTGATTTAGTAGTTTTAGTTTCATCTACCATTTTTTACTCCTTGATATGCTTAGCATATTCTTCTAGTGGCACACCTAATCGTTTCGCTATTGAAACTTGACTCGGTGTGAGTTGTACTTTTCTACGTGACCGTGTTCTTGCAGTAGTAGATCCTCTACTTGATCCTGCTACAACCTCGTTCACCTTGTTCTGTTGAGCTTGTCCTAATTTATGAGGAAAAGCTTCTGCCATTCTTTTATCCACTTCTGTGTAGTAATCATCAGAAGTTGGATCGTAACCTTCTTGCTCTACTAATTGCCTATGAAAAGCAAAAGCACTAGTAGTCATAGCTACATCAGAACCAAACCAGTCATTCTTTTTAGCCCACTCCTGAGCTTTAGGATCTGGTTCAACTTGAGGAGCTTGTTGTTGAGGCTGTACATTTTTATTTACAATCTCTTCGACATTCTCTTCTGGCTGTTCAGTTTCTTCTGGTTGTTTAGCTCTGACTCTTTTTAGGCTTTCTTCCTCAACTGCCAACTTAGCTAAGTCTTGTTGAGCTTGAATCATGGCGTCTGTATCACCACTTTCATATGCCTTCTTATATCGGTCTTGAGCTGAACTAAGTTCAGAAGATACTCTACCTTTATACTCATCATATAGGTTCTGATCAGTTTTTGAAAGTTTATTTTTGGTTTTATTTAATTCTTCTTGAACAGATTTAGCATAATCTAATGCTGCTGTCTCTCTTCTTTCAGATTCCCTAACTTTATAGGTCAACTTAGCAATACGTTTTTTAACCGATTCGCTATAGTCTTCTATTTCGTCAGACTCTTTTTTTGCTTCTTCCTTCTTAGGTTTTTCTTCCTCTTCAGGAACTTCTTCTGACTGATCTTCTTCAGTCTCAGGAAGTTCAACTTCTGTCAATTCTTCCTGCTCTTCTTGTTGTTGCACAGCTTCTTCTGCCATGTTTACTCCTTATAGTTGCGTGATTATATTAAGCTGTGACTACGTCTTCTGGGTTTTGTACTACAGCTAAAATATCATCATCGTTTAATAAACGCAAGTCACCACCATCAATTTTGATTCGTGCTCCTGCGTACCTGCCGAAAATCACCCAGTCTTTTTCCTTACACCAAGCACCCTCTGGGAACTTGTTTTTATCTTTGTAAGCATCTGGACCAAGTGAAACTACATACCCAACATTAGTACCAATACGTTCTTTTTCTAATGTTGAATCTGCTAAATATATCCCACCTTTAGTCTTTTGTTTGCGACTAAATGGTAAGATCATAATTCTGTAACCTGTGGGGGTAGGAAGCTGAGTCTTAAGAGATTCGTCTTCAGTTACACTTTCAGGTGTAAACTTTTGTTCATCTTCTTTAGGGATCTCAACATTGGGTTCAGTGAATCGTTCTACTGTGTTTGGTATTGGTTCGCCACCTTTACCAAATGCTTTTACTTCTTTCATTCTTCTCTATCCTTGAGCAGGTCTCTAATTAAGAACTCCGTAAACGACAGACCTGTTATTTCGCCTACGACTTTTTGATAATCTTCAAAATTCTGAACACTACCACTCGCTAAAGTTTGAGTTAGTTGTTCTTTTCTTTCTGCTATTTGTTTCTTTAGTTTATCTATTAGCATTTCCACTGCCTTCGTGACCAATAGTTAGCTTTGGTTCTATCATTACCTAAACTTTTACTACGAGCACAATAAGAAGCTTTACGTTTCTTGTCTCCTGGATGTGCACCTAAATTTGGATCACCGAAGGTTACTCGTTTCACTTTACCGTTTGACATTACAAAAACTTCGCGAGTCTTTTTTCCATATCCTGGATCGCCTTTTTTGATGCGTCTTGGTTTATTGAGTGTAACTTTTTTACCTTTATACTCTGCCATTATAATCTATTATAACTACTTTAACTTAATTTAGTAGATTTTGTTTTAGTAGCTATACCGTTGCCTCTACACATGACTTCTCCGCCATGGTTCATCATTTTAAAATCAGCTCCAGATATTTTGCCGTCTTTGTTTTTATCTAATTTAGTTTGACCACCAATTAGTCCGCCATCTTTTTTACCTTGTGCTGCTTTTATTTGAGCTTCGGTAGGTGCACCTTTCTCACCTTTTTTACGCATACGTTCACCTGAGCCCTTTTTTATACGCTCACGTTTAGCATGGATGTTAGCCCATAGTCCTTTACCTGGCATGATTACTCCTTTCCACTAGGAGAAATATTGTAACTTAAACCTTTGGTGGCTGCTCCGCCACCTCTAGCTTTACCTTTGCCTTCACCGAAAACTTTCTTATTCAAGATAGCTCCCATAGTGACTGGCTTTGATAAGTCTATTCTTTTAGGTTCTTTTACTGTGTATTTCTTAAACATCTTAACCTCGCTTTTTAGCTTTTCCGCCTTTAGTCATTTTTTTGACACTTTTTTTAGGCTTCATTTTTTTGATAGTTTTTCTACCTCTATTCATTCCTGGCATTATTATACTCCTCTGTTTTGAGTGTCAGAAGTTCTGACATCTTTTAATAATTCTGTGTATGATTTACGAATATTGTCTTTTTCTTTCATTATAGCTTCTTCTCTGTCTTGAGCTATTTTCATTTCCGCTATAGCTTCATTAGATTCTATTTTAGCTAAATCTACCTGACTTCGTAAAGCATCACTTTGTGCTTTTTGTGCGATTTCTTGTTCTTTTAGTTGTACGATAGGATCAATTTGTGCGTTAGCTTGTGCTTGAGCCATAGCTTGTGCCTGACCTGTTACCACTTGTGTTGCTTGAGCTGCGAGTAAAGCTAACTCATTCATAACTTGTGGTGGTATTTCTGCACCAAGTTCTGGTAACTGTTGACCTAGTACTTGTTCTATTTGTTGTTTGTATAGCATTGCCTGATGCTCTTGTATGTTAGCACTAATTGCTAATTGTGCTTGCTGATTCTGAGCCATCATTGGGTTTTGTAAGAATGAGCTGTGTGCTGAGATATAAGCATCATGGTTCTGGAACTCAAAAGCTTTGATAGGTTGACCTGTCATTGCTGCTTGTTGTTCACTTACTGGATCACGTGGGGGTATTTGAGCTGCAGGGGGTAATATAGCATCTATATTTTTAACCTCTAGAGCTTCATACATACGCTTATAGGCTTCTCGTAAATCATGTATTTGCGGTGCTGCCTGTGCCATTTGTAATTCTTGTTGAGCTAACATTACCCTTTGAGCCATACTAAATATGTTAGGATCACTTACTGGTATAATATCCACTCTGTCATCAAAGTCTGTAGCTTTAATTTCTCTACTTGCACCTGGAACGTCATAAGGATACACAGGGGGTAAGCTTTTACTAAAGATACTAGCTAATAACCTGAACTCTTTTTTCTGAGCAAAGTGCAAACGTTTATGAATAGCACTCATAACCTTAGTACCACGCTCTAACATAGCTACAGTTGTGCCTACAGGTAGTTGTTGACTACCAATATCACCTACTTGCATGTCTGCTATGCTGGCAAATCGTCTTCCAGACTCAATAATAACACCTAATAACTGAGCCAGTACATTACTAGGCTCTTTATAAGGTAAAGGCATCAATGCATCACGGATTGTGCCTCCTGGAACGTCAACATCCCTAAATTCTCCTGGTCTTAGAGGTTCATCTTCCCCTTGTACACGCATACCACGTGCTTTAAACCCAGCTGGTAGGTTACTTAGTGTTCCAGCGTCAATTAATTGACGTAAAACTGATGTAGCTGACTTAGTAAGCCCTCCTATCATGTGAATTAGCCCAAAACCGTAAAATCCAAGACCTGGAAGGAACTTATAGTGTACAAAATACTCCTTTTTATTGAATAATTCGTCGCCTTGTTCCCAATTTCGTCGTATAGAAAGGATTTCATTGCGGTCTTCTAGGATAGTTACCACATAAGGTACAGCAAAACCATAGTCATCTATGTCTGGAAGCTCTAAATTGACGTGTAACTCTATAACACTGTACTCTTCATAGTCAGCTATAGGAGGCGAGATGCCTTGTAACTCATCAATTTTCTCTTTTGCTTCATTATATTCTAAATCTATGCCACTTTCACCTATAGATACGTCTCTATACGTGCCATTCATCTGTAATTTTTTAAGATCATTCCCTGTCATACTCATAACGTGAGTAAAACGTGGGCTTGTTTCTAAATCTGTGGTTTCGTAAGCTACTACTAAGTCTTCAGCTTTTACTAGCCTACTGGTAGCTCTACCTAATAAATTGTCGTAGTAAACTTTTTTGAATGCACTACCAGCTAGTGGTAGATAAAATAATAAACTATCCATCTCTGGGTCATATTCTTTCATGACCTCTGTTATTTGATAGTTCATAAATTCTTTTACACGTTGGCTTTGATCCATAGTTTCTGGACTTTCATTACCCATAACTCTAGTTTTGATTGGTCCGCCTGCTGGTAAAAGTTCTTTGTAGGCTTGAGCTTGAAATTGTGTGACAGCTTCACTTAGTAGTGGGTGATTTACACCTGT